CGGAATCACTCCTGTGGTGGAGATGTCTTCTACTTTGGGCGCGACTGATCACGGAATGTGGATCAGTGGTTAGGCGATGTGCTCACTTGGTGGCCAGAGAGTCATGATCTGCTGGCCATCTAGTGTGGCGAAGCGGTCAAGAAGTACTTGCTCGGTGACGCCAAGTTCTTCGGCCATGACGATCGGGCAGGTCGACCAACCAGCTACCGCTTGTAGGTCCTCAAAGGTGACGAGAAAACGCGCAACTTCAAGACAGACCTGCCGTTCGACGGCTGGCGATTGACAGTCGGAATGCCCGTGTTTGATGTGGATTGCTTCGTGTGCCAGGAAGCATCGTTGCTCGGCGGTCGTCAGCGCTGGATCAATCCAGATCCGACGACCGTCCGTCGCTGCCACTACTTCCGGGTGTGGTCTAGTCCAAATAATTGCTACGTGCGCGAGTGAGCGCAGCATGCCCCATACATTCTGCATTCCTAGAACATATGTTTGATTGAAAGCTAGACCTAATGTGACAATCCGAATCTATAAATTGTCTGTTGCCTCTGATACAAGAGCAAAAACTTATCAGAATAGAGTGTTCGTTTCGGGAGCTCTGTCAATGGAGAGCAACCGACGGCTTTTGCGTAGCTCAGAAGACTTAGTGGAGTTGAGGATTGTGATGACTTCAAACTGTGCTGAAACAAGGAAGTTGGAATCGGCAGCCGCCGCGGCAACTCGGTGCAAAAGATCGTCGTTGTCGACTGCAGCTGAAAATTTCGGTCCTTCTTGGGGGATGAACCAAACCGTGCCAGTGGAGTACTTGAACCCGTCGAAGTTGCCTAGCATAGTCATCACATCAGTCTTTTTCTCATTCGCCGTGAGTGCGACTTTCAACCTAGCTGCGCCACGTTTGGGGAGGGTTACATTTTGCTTGCCATGGACACGTTGTTCGATGTTCCCTTGGATATCCCAGTTAGCTGCCAATGCCTGTTCCATGGCGCCGTTGAGTTTGGTGCGAGCGGCTACAGGTAACTTGCTAACTCGGATGTCCAAAGCAGTATCAACGGCATCATCATCGACAGAAGCTAGGTTCAATAGTTGGCTAATCGTCCGCAGTGCTTCTGACTGGACTGTACTTGGAGCGTCTAGCGCGTCTTGGTCCTCGTGGTTATCGGACTTATTTGATGGGACATCGTCAGGATTAGGGACTCGCAATACCAGGCGGACTGAGCCCTGTCCTGGACCTTCTATTAGTAAGTCACTGGCTAAGCGTTGTTTACCGAGAGAGGCTTTCACTGTTTCTTTGACGGCCTCCGCTATACCGGAAACAAATTTGCCAAAGCTCAAAGCGTTTGTCGTGTGTCCGCTAACTCCAGATCCTTCCAAATGAAGATCAAGAACTGCTTGGGGAGGGCCAACTTCCTGGACGTATACATTCAGGAGTTCTTCATCATCACGTATGACGCCAGACAGGAGGCTGCCCCGCGCCATAGAATCGGCGAGTTCATTGCCAGAAGAGAATCGCAAGGCAGCGCGGAGCTGCTCGATTTCATCAACGCTGTGCTTCATCGCTTTACAACCTCCACAAATCCTTTTTTCCTGATCGGATGAATCGAACCGTCTGGCATCTTCACTTGGCTCCACTGATTATGCCACTGGTTGATCGAGTACGAATTCGACTCAATCGCGAAATACCCATCTACATAACCACCAAAAGGGCGAACGACGTCGACTCTTTTTTCGAGACCAGGGGCGGACGCATTCTCAAGTGTGAGGAAAGGCGCGATTGATTTAGTTGAGAGAAATTCCAAATCTTCATTTGGGATTACTACCAAAACATCTACATCGTCAGGAGCTCCCCATCTTTTATGAGTTGTGAATCCACCGTTAACCCACAGCTTAGCGTGGGGGAAGGACAGCCAGAGCAGCTCGCAGTAAAGAGCGAGAGCTTTGAAAATTAAGCGTCGCTTTTCTTCGAATGGTGCATCGAGTACGAACGCCTTCTCCAGCTGATCCAGTGTCGAAGTGTAGGGGGAGTCATCAGCTGGGAGCTCGTCGTAGTCATTGAGCAGGTCGCGGAGTGATTCGCTAGTGAGGCCGAATGACATTATTGATCCCCACCGTCGCGTTCGTTGGTTTCTTCGTCGAGCTGTTCACGGACGGTCTTTACCTTCGGGTGTGCTGCTAAAGATTCAATAGGTGGCGCCGGGTACTTCTCAGCGTCGGCACCGTGGAGTTCAGTGATGCTGCCCTCGGGCTCGATCTTCTGTCCCTGGCTAGTGTCACTCGTGGGCGCCACTGGGCGTACGGCTTTATGCCAGTCGCCTGCTTTGGCGAGGCCTTGCTCTCGGATGCTGTGGAGAATCGTTGTGCTGTCAATGTGTTCGCTTTCGTCCCCGCGCATCACGTCAATTACGGATAGGAGTATCCGTTGGTCGCGAGCGCTGAATTTACCTGAGGAACGTATTGCATCCGGCACATCAATCGCAGGACTGTCCATGTCGACGCCCATGCTGGCCATTGCTGCCTTCGCAACCAGCTGAGGGGATCGCCTGAGCACCTTTGAAAGCACTTGAATCTGGCTCGCCTTGATGGCAATCACTGGTTCAAGCTTCAACCGCGAGAAGTTTGAATGCTTCATCGGCAAGCCATGCCGTTCAGCTTCACGTTCCAGATCGCGAGTGGACCAGCCATTCTTCATTTGTGCGGCCTGGATCATTTCGCCGAGCGGATGCAATTCGTTCACGGAGGTAATCCTTCGGGATGAGTACTCGGAGTGCAACTGTCGCGGACACTTGGACAACAGGAGGCGTGGACACTAAGAACTCTAGCTTTTTTCTTCCACTTATTCCCGAGTCCACGCGGAATATGAGAAAACTGTAAAAGATAAGTGGACACTAGAGAACACTTAATGTAATGATTGTCTGGACACTTGGAAAGAAAGGAAGTACAGTGAAGGTCGTAAAGTTCCCAACGCAGTTAGGAGATCTTTGGATGAAACTCAAAGATCGAAAGAAGCTCCTGACGATCATGGAGATTCAGGAAAAGTCCCGTAGGGATGTAGCGCATGCGGCTGGATGGAGATCTCACAGTTACATGAATCGTCTCTGTAATGGAGATGTAGACACGTTGAAGCCGGAGCCAGCACTAAGGATTGCAAAATTCTTGGGCGTCGGGGTTGACGATCTTTTTTTGACCAAGGTGGAAGATATTCCAGTACGCATGGAAAGTATTACTGGCAACTTGGAGGTTGCTTGACCCGAGAGGGTCGCAAAAAACAACAACTCCCCAAACGGTCCAACCAACTGGGGGTGCACCAAACCAGCAACACCAAAGACAAAAAGAAGAAAGAACACCATGACCCAACAACCAGCGCTCGCCGGTCTCCACGCAGCTATGAAACTCCGCTTAGAGGAATTCGACACGGCTATAGCCAAGCTCGATGGCACTAAGCGCGGTGATCCGGGCTACGGAGAACTCTTCGAAGCTCGATGGGAAGCGGCCGAGGCCTATGAAAAGGCGTACGACGCATGGAACGAAGAAATAGAAAAGGAGGTGGCGTAGTGAGTGGTTTGGAAGCGTTCTTCGGTTTTCTTGGAGCGGTAGTGATCGTCGCCGTAGGCATCGGTGGATCAGCATGGGTCGCTACGTTGGTTCCGACCATCTGGATTTTGACCGTCTTCGCGTCTGGGTTACTGCTAACAATCCTTGGGCTTGGCTTTTATTTCCTATGGTTGGCGGGAAAGTAGCCCATGCGAACTCAAACAACAGGCTGGATAGACGAAGTCGGAGTAATGGCGTCGAGGTTTGCTTCGAGCCGGGCAAAGTCCATGTGGCCCTTCTTGATCCAATCTCCCAGTACGTCTGGGAAATGCTCAACATCCCTAGGGTCTAATTCTCTCGTGATCTTGTCCATGAAAGCTATGGATCGACTGAACAGGGCGAGTTGTTCTTTGCGTTCGACAACGTCAGTTTCTAGATTTTGCGTCTGTGCCAGGATGCTTCGCCAACAGGATCTTACGTTGGCTTGCGCAGGAACACGCTTGAAGAAGTATCCCTTGAACCTTTTTGCTCCAGAATTGAATGCCTCCTCAGACGCCTTGTCATTTTCCATTGAGTCGAGGGTGAACGCGGCTTCGTACTCGGCAAGCGAGCGGATGAAGTCTCGGACGAGTTCCATTCGGATTTTTCGGGAATCTGCCTTGCCCTTTGCTCTCTCGCCTAGCCAGGAGACAAAGGCCGGAACTAGGAAGCTGATGAGCAACGCGATGAATATCGGGAGAACGAAGTCTGGGATAACCCAGCTGTCGTCGGGCTTCTCTGGCGTGGCAGCGAATATCAAGTTTCCTCCGTTAGTAGGTGGTTCGTGTAGGGGTACTCGAATCCTATCGGCGGAGGGTCTACGTCCCGTATTTCGGGCAAATAAGAAGCACCCAGCAGTTACAGCTGCTGGGTGCGGTGAAACCAAATCAAACGGTAAGCAAGGAAGTGATTTCAATGTCCAGTGTATCTAACCCTGTAGAACTCAGCGCCGAGGCGCAGAAGATCAAGGACGACTGCATCAACAAGGCCGGGAAACAGTATGCCTATGCCCGTGCGCGGTTGACCGTCGCCCAGCCAGATGTATCCGAGGTGGCAGCGTGAGCAAGGTGAAGGGTCGCGTCAGCGTTTACCCGGTAAAGCAGTTGCGTGCATCGGAAGTCATCGATGTCGAGTGGGCTCGGTATCCGAAGTCTGACCGTCCGAGAGTCGCTGCAGAAGCAGTGCTCAGAGTGATGCGTCGGGTGTATAAGACGGAGAAGCTCGTCGCGGACAAGGGTAACCTCCGCGATTTGGGTGAGGCAGGCCGCGGTCTTTTGAATGTCGATGGCACGGACCGCGCGTACTTCACTGCCGTGGAGATTCCGGCACCGGTGCCAGCAACGTCCCACCTTGGGGGTGGACGCTGATGAGCGCCGAACTGATTCTTCGCCTGGCATCCCGTCGCATGTGGCTTCTCTGGGCTCCACTGATCGGCTTCGCACTTTTGGTTTCAGGTATCACTGCGCAGTTCAGTAACGGCGTGAGCGGACTGACCGCAATCATCGCCGGGGCGCTGGTCCTCGTGGCTTGCCTGGACTGGTTCAGCGCCGAGACCGCAGCTAACCGCGCCACACGTCGTACTCCTGCCAGCTGAGCGCTGGCAGTTCACATTCTTTTCAAGTAGTAGGGAGAGCTCTCTTGTCTAAAAATCTGGGAGACATTCAAGATTTGCCGTTATCGGCGGTCCATCCGGACGAACTTAACCCGCGTGAAGACATGGGTGATTTGGAATCGTTGGCGAAGGAAATGAAGTCGGTGGGTCAGATGGACCCGATCACCGTGTACCCGCATCCTGAGTTGGATGGTCAGTACCGCATCCTCGGTGGGCACAGAAGATACCAGGCAGCACTTCGCGGGGATATGGGAACCATTATCTGCCGGGTCATCGAGACCCCGAAGGATGCCAAGGTAGCACTGTTCTCGGAGGCTTTGACCACGGGAACAAACCACAAGAAGCTGACGACGGCTGAGCAGGGAACCAACATTCAGGGACTCCTAACGGAGGGGAAGTCCGAGGCATGGATTGCCCGGAACTTCTCAATTCCGAAGGCCGAAGTGAAGCCGCGCGCCGGGTTCGCGTCGAAGCCGAAGCTGGCGGAACGCTTCGACAACGGCAAGCTGGATTTGCTGGCCATGAAGAAGCTCCAGGACTTCGAAGAGTCAACCGGTGATACCACTCTGGTCGAGAAGGTGACCGAGCAGATCGCTACGGCGCAGGACTGGAACAGATTCAACGAAGCCACGGTGGAGCGGGTCATCGTCCAGGAACAGGCGGCATCTAAGCGTGAGAAACTCCGTGGTGTGCTTTCCAAGGTTGGGGCGGTGGAGCTGGACAACGAGCACCGCTACTCGGGGAAGTACTCCAAGATCACGACAGATCCGACCGATTCGACGGCCGAGGAGCATGTGGCCGCCGGCCACCTGTATGACGTTGATGCCGATGGGGTGACCTGGTGGGCTAAGACGTTGAAGCCGAAGCGAGCAGCACTCTCCGATGCGGAGAAGGCCGAGAAGGAACTACTCCGGCGGCTCACTGGAACTCTGCCGGAGTCAAAGCGAGTCCGGCAAGTATTCGCTTTGTCGAAGATCCGCGACAAGAAAGCGCTCACGGATAACGAGGATCGCGAGCTGTTCGCGTCGATCATTTTTGAATCGGGGGATCTTCGGCACGAACAGCGTCGGTTGATCGCCGAGGTGATCTCGTTGGAGTTCCCTGAGCCCGAGGGCGAAGAGCGAGAGTGGTCCGGAACGCTGAGTGACCGACGCAAGAAGTGGGATAACAATGCTTATGACATCGTCTTCAGGCTGACTCTCGGTCAGCAAGTCCGCTTGTACGCGTTGATTCAGGCGGCCGTGTCCGAGGACATGTCAAATAAATTCAACCTGTACCAGCGTGACTCGCATGAGAAGCAGGCTCGGTGGGCTCCGATGGCCACCTGGTACCGACGTCTCATCAACTTCTTCGGTTACATTCCGGATCGCGACGAAGTAGACGCTATGCGCCTCGCTGCGAAGCAGTCAGACCGTGAGATTGATGTTGAACTGCCGGTCGGCGCCGAGGTGGTCTGTGGTGGTTGCGGTCAGCATCAGGTGATCGCGGCTGACGAGTCCACACCGTGCCCTACCTGCGATGGCGGTGACGACTAATGCCGTTCCTAAAAACTGATCTCGGTCCGGTCAACGGTGGCGCCACGGCAGTGATGCGCAAGCGTCATCTGTCCGGTGAAGAGATCCGCCGGCAGACCACCATGGCCGCGCATCCCACCTCAGTGCCGTCGTCTCCGCGTCTTCTGGATCGTAGCCGAGCTTATGAACCGTTCGAGCATGCCGACGCTGGCAGTGTTTCGTGGCCTCGTGCGGTGATCAGGATGATGCCTGGCATGGCTCGTGGTGAGCATGTGTGGGCGGTGAAGATCTGGGAGTCGGCCGAGGTACCAGCTCGTAATCGTGCAGGCATGTTGAACGCGTTCACGATGCACGACCGTGATGAGGCGATCGACGAGGCGCGTGAGCGGGTGGAGGCGATGCGTTGGTCTAACCTTGCTCGGCTCCGGTTGGAGGGCAGACCGCAGTATGAACCGCCGTGCTAACTCGTAGCTCTGAGAGCACGGTGAAGCATCAGCCGGACACGGTGTCCAAGGTGGATGACTGGCATGAGCAGGCGCAGTGTCGTGACTACAAGTTCCAGCGTGACGACAAGGGCGAAGTGTTCAACCCGTGGTTCCCGAAGACGGGTAAGGCTCAGGACGTCACCAGTGAGGGCATGAAGTACTGCGCTGCCTGCCCGGTCGCTCTGGACTGTCTGGTCTGGGCGCTCGAAAAGCGTGAACTCAAGGACGGCATCTACGGGGGAACTACCCCGAGTCAGCGAAGAGCAATGCTCAAGAAGAAGAAAGCAGCGTGACATGCAATTCAAAGTCCCCATGGATTTGTTCCGGTCAGCGTTGGCCGCAACGAAGACGCACACCGTCACTTCTAAGGATGACGAGATTGGGAGATCGATCGACCTGTCAATCCTTGAGCAGGGCGAAGTGCTCTGCACTGCATCCGATGGCCTGACTATCGGTATCGCAAGGGTCCCGATTGACCGTGACGATTGGCTCGGTGAGCTTGGCCGGTTCTCGCTCACTCCGGAGATCGCTTCCAACGTCATCAGCATGTTCGCCCCTGGCAAGGCTGACATTGAGGTCTGGCTTGAAATCTCGGTCAGCTTCACCACCGAGCAACGCCCAGGCGAAAAGGATATCACCGTCGCGACGATCAACTTCCGCCGTCTCGGCCAACTCTTTGGAGGTGACTCGCTCCGCGTCACCACTCCGGTGCAGATCCGCAAGGATATCGACGCGATCTGGCAGCGCGTCTCACTGTCTGCCCGGCGCGAGTCAATGAAGTTGCCACCGACGAAGTTCGACTTGAAACGCCTCGGTGCTTTCAAGTCTGCTCAAACCACCTATGGCGAGCAGTTGGCCGTGGCATCCGCGGTTCCCTCCGGAGGTTCACTGCTGGTCATCTGCGGGGCATATTTCATCGGCTTCATGTACGCGGAACCAGTGGACGTGGACAACGCGAGTTCCAAACAGTACCAGGCGAGCAAAAAGCATTGGGCTGCCGAGTTGCCGGCACGCATGACCACCGTCAGCTAAACCCGAACCTTGTTAATCCCAAAACAAACCCACCACGTTGTGAGAGGAAACCATGGACAACGCCCTTGAAACAAGAAGACCAGTCATCGAAAGCAGAGGCTCCGGTCTAGCAGTCACATCAGAAACCATCGCCCAAGGCGCAGGCATCGAGCACCGCGCAGTGCTCCAACTGCTCAAAACGCATACCAATGGAATCGAGAGGTTCGGAAGGGTCGCATTTGAAGTGCGTACCTTCGAAACCGCCGGAGGACCACAATCGAAGAACGTCGCGCTCCTGAATGAACCACAGGCAACACTCATCATGACTTTCATGAAGAACACGGCACAAGTAGTCAACTTCAAGGTCGCACTCGTCCAAGCGTTCTACGAGATGGCCGAGCAGCTCACCGACCAGCGCTCGCCGATGTCTGAGGATGACATTGTCGCGCAGGCTTTGCAGATCACCAGTGCGCGAGTCAAAGCGTTGGAGTCCAAGGTGGAGCAGGACGCGCCGAAGGTTGATTACGTGGATACCTTCGTCGCCGACGAGGACCTGATCAGTCTGCGCACGCTCGCATCTGATTTGAAGATCGGTGAGACCCAGCTCCGCGCGCTGCTTGTGGATAAGAAGTGGATTTACAAGCAGGAGTCTTCACGGTATTCGGAGAAGAAGGGGCGCACGGTGCCGGTCTACCGGTACAGCGCCACCGCGGACAAGAAGAAGTACTTCCATGCAGTACTCGCTCATGATGCTCCACGGTTCAAGGGCGAAGTGATGCACACACTCAAAGCCACCGCGCAGGGTGCCGTGGCCATCACCAGGCTGCTCAACGGCCTCAGAAGAGACATGCACTCAATCCAACTGGCAAAGGGGCCAACATCATGAGCATCTTCGAAACTTCGGCAGACTGCCGGGAAATGAAGCACCAGACCTGCTACGGCCGTGCCTGGAACGACGCCACGGATTCCGAGGGGGAGTGCCAGTGCAACTGCCACGAACCGGAGGAAGTAGTCGTGGCGCCGGTCGATCCGATCCAAGTGTGGGTCTACGTCGAACCACTGAGAAACGCTGAATCAGCGGACACACTCCGTGCACTGAAACGCATGGACATCTCGCACAGGATCGTCGAGGTTGTCTCCGGGCAGGGAGTACTCCCGGCCGAGTTCAAACTTGCGGCCGCGGAACTTGGCGTGAAAGTGCAGCTGCCTTGCGTGGAAGTCTACGATCCGAACACCGAGGACACCGACACCTGGTTCGGGTATCTGCCGGACAAGATCCGGGAGCTCAGAGGCAAGATCACTAACTCGCAAGGAGGCGCATCATGAGCACCGAAACCATCACCGTTCAAACCATGGGCGAAGACGGCGACCAGTGGCTAGTCACCGGCACCACCGACGCTCACAGTGCTGATGAAGCTGTACGCCAGCATGTCGAGCATGAGTCCGGAGAAACCATTGAGGCTCTGACGGATGCAGACGAGCTGGTCGAATTCGCATTCCAACACCGTACGGACTGGGCGTGGGTCTCCATACAGCATGGAGAAAAGTTACTTGTCCACCGTGAGTACAGCGGGTCTCGAATCAAATTCGCTGGCTACCTGGTGAGTGCAGCATGAGCACGGTGATTGAAGCCCGTCGGCTAAATAACACCGACCTAGGCAAGACGATCAGCTTCCCGGAGACCGAAGGCGTCCTGTGCGGAGTAATCCACGGCTACTTCGGCCACAAGACCGAGACCTTCGTCAACCGGTATGTCTGCGTCATCGTAGACGGCGAGAATCAGGTCCTCGAACCAAGCGACAAAGTCACCATCACCGGAAAGGAAAGCAAGCCATGAGCAAGCTCAGCAAACACATCACCACCGCGATGCTAGCCCTCGGTGCGATAGCCGGCGGTTTCCTCGGTGGCGTGATCTACCAGGACACCACCAACCCGCCACCAGCATCCTGCCTCACCGCAATGGACTGGACAGACTCAGCAGTCCGTATCGCTGGCGAAGCATGGGTAGACGGTAAAGACGTCCCAGAGTCCTTCCAACACCACATAGCCGAGCAGTACCAGGCTGCCGAAGACTGCCGGGCCGGACGATGAAAGTCCACTACCTGAAATTTGACCTAGTACTCGCTGGCCTGACAGCAGTTTGGCTACTCACTCAAGCACTTCTTGGGGGTTTGTAATGATCATCGGTGACATTCCGTTAGCTCGTTTGAAAGAGCAGCTCGCGAAGAATATCCCGCTCGCTTTCGTGACCAGCGAGTCACTGATTGAACGGTTGGAAGTAGCGGAGCAGGAACTAAAGGATGAGCGCGTACTCACGATGGCCGCTGCAACCATCTTGCATAAGGTGCGGGCGCTCTGCATGACCACTGACGGCGACTATCTCGACAACGAGGAAACTGTGAACACCGTTGGAGACATTCTCGAAGCCTTGGGCGTTGATGGGAGTAAACCATGAGCAACCTAGCAATCATCGCGTTCATCGTCGCCGTGTACTGCGCGATCATCGTTCTCTTCGCGCTCGGCCTCGGCCGATTCTTCCGCTACACCGAAACCAGACACCAAGAAATGATGAGGAACCATGAGTAACCCAAAGATGTTCCGCAAGCTGCCCGTTGAAATTGAAGCCAAGCAGCTATCCGTTGCCAACCGAAACGACATTTTCAACTGGGCAAAGGCTTGCACGCCACTTGCCCGTGTAATTCCCTGCGTCCCAGAAGACGGTACCGCTGCTCGAATGCTCATCCATACACTCGAAGGCACTATGAAAGCAGAGGTTGGAGATTGGATCATTCGAGGGGTGCAAGGTGAGTTCTACCCGTGCAAGCCTGACATTTTCGAAGCAACTTACGAAGCGGTGTCGGAATGACCGAGCAGCCTAACGTACGTCCACTCGATTACACCGGGGCACCTCAACGCCTGGACCCGGTCCGGGACATGGAACCGATCCGCATGGGTCAGATCTGCTACGACCACCGCGGGCTCCACGTTGAAATGAACGTCGCAAACAAAAGCAAAAAAGCTTACGGACAAATCGTCTTCACCTCCCACCACGACAACGTCACGAAAATCGGCGTCCGCTGGCACGGCCAATACGAAGAACGCTCCGCACACCCCGACCAGATCATCCGCATCGAGGTCACCGCATGACCACCACACACCAACCCAGAGCCCCACCAGCCAACCCTGCCCCGACCAAGTTGCTAATGATCCATGAAAGGAGGGAAAGAAATGCCGTTTTTCCAAATAGACGACCAGCTCCACGTCAATCAGAAAGCCACCGCGCTCGCCGAGCGTGCGCTGAGTGATGACCTGCTAGGTGTGGCTGCGCTGGGTTTGTGGACGATGGCCGGAAGTGTGTGCCAGTCGGCGTTGTCAGATGGAGTTATCTCTCGCATCGGGCTAATGAAAATCCTGCTGAACGATAAAGCAGTGGATCTCTTGGCCCGTCAGCTGGTAGAGGTGAATCTCTGGCATGCTTCTGGGCATACTTGCGAGCAATGTCCACCCGTCAAGGAAGGGCATTATCTTTTCCACGACTGGTTCCAATTCGATTATGACCAAGGCAAAGACGTGCGCCTGGCGAGAGCCAAACGCAAGGAGCTCAACGATCCAAAGATCAGAGCTGCCGTGTGGGCACGTGACGCCGAGGACTTCCCGAAGTGTTCCAGAGGAAAGTGCCGCTACTGCGGCGATATGGTCTTCAAGAAGACCAGCAAGGGCGACAAACGCCCTGAAATGGATCATATCGACCCAACCCTTGCTGTTGGCGTCAGGAATATTGTGTTGTCCTGTGCCGAGTGCAACCGGGAAAAGGGCAGACGAAACCCAGAGCAAGCAGGCAAGACCCTGCGTCCCGCTCCGGTCCGTGAAACTGCATCAGCTCCGTTGAGCTCGACGATCTCACCTTCGGGTTTGCAGACCGTCGCTCCGGACGCTGAACCAGTGGCACCGACTGTTGAGCAGGGGTCGCAGGATCTTGCCTCAAGCTTTGGGCTCAATCTCGCTAGCATCTCAGCTCCAGCTACCTCGGCTCCGTTGAGCTCGACGATCTCACCTTCGGGTTTGCAGAACGTCGCTCCGGAACCAGCTGTAGAAGCCGATGAGCCAGCTGACGATGAGGAATCGCTGCCCGCCTGGCTGTCCGAGGAAAACCCCGATATTCCGGCGGCAATGACCAAAATGCTGACCATCGATGGTCAGCAGAGTCCAGCATCGATGGTCAAAGAGCAAAACGCTATCTACGGGCGCGCGCCTACGCGTGCACGGGCTGGCAGGGCAGGGCAGGGCAGGGATGGGTTAGGGGCAGGGTCTGGCCAAGGTCAGCCCGAAGTAACCACTGATCCCTCTAAGCCTCGAAGATCCAGATCCAGACGTAAACGAGGAAAGAGGAATCCTGACTTGAACCAGGTACCTAACAATCAAAGCTCTGGTTGTAACTCTTCTGTCTCTCACGATGCAGGGGAAGCTCCAGAAGTATCTACTGGTGGCCGTTATGGATCGAGGTACTACGGGGTCAAGGGTCAACAGGTCGATGAACCGAACACGTCATGCCAGATTCATGGATTGCAGCTGCCTTGCCGGAAATGCCAGGACAGTGCCGAGTACTTGGATGGAGAAGTGAGATAGTGCCTGATCATGTTGATTCTTCGGATTGCGTTTGTTGGGGTTGCGTCTCGATGGATGCTCAGCGGGTTGGAGTGTGCGTGGTGCATGCTGTGGCTCGTGGTGATTTGGCTGCGCCGACAGTTGGTTCGGGTTCGCTGATTTGCTTGGAATGCCAGGACAGGATCCAGAGTGATTTGCGTACAGTGGTGAATCGGTGGGCTGAGGCTCAGGAGGCATTGCATCCGGGAAGTGGTGGAGGCGGCAGTGAGCGCCGTACTCCACGGCTTGATCCGCCGGCGCCTGTTCGTCTTGAAGTGGTGGATGCGTTGAAGGTCACGAGTGATCGGGTGTGGAAGTTGGTGGTGGCCGTGGTGGATCATTATGCGGACGTCCGGCTACCTGATGACCAGACCACCCCGGGCTTAGCTGAATGGCTGAGCATGTGGATGGTTCCAAAGCTGGCCAGCATCCCATCGGCTGAGGAAGTACTGCGCTGTTACTGGTGGGTGGCTGAGGCGGTGGAAGAGATCTGTGAAGTAACCGAAGGAGCAACGGTGACAGTGGTTGCTCCTGATCAGTGCCGTGCAGTCATCAACACCGAGGGACAAGGGCAGGCAGTGTGTGGTGGTGAGGTGAAGGCAGTACGCCAATTGGATGGTCGCGGTGATGCTGTCGTACAGTGCGTCAAGGATTCCTCGCATTGGATGCCGTTCGCGAATTGGCAGAAGCAGATGGCAGCCCGTAAGCCTAGACGAGCAAGGCCCCGGAAACTCGGGTGAATCTAGATGTTTGACATAGCATGATTAAATTATTGGTGTAATGACATTCGTGTCGAGATGAAGCCCCGGACCGCCCCATCGGTTCGGGGCTTCGTCGTATCCAGACGCGGTGAGGTGGACATGCTCAGCGAGTGGGACCCCAAGCGTGGCAGGAATGGCAGGCCATGGCGCAGGCTGGTTGCTCAGCATTGCCCACCAGGTTCCATCTGTGCCTGGTGCAATCAAGAGATCATCTTCGGTCTTCGTCCTCGACATTCACTCGGCCCGTCATTGGACCACATCATCGCGCTGATAGATGGCGGTCATCCCACCGCACCATGGAACCTTCAGCCGATGCACCTTGGATGCAACTCCAAGAAGGAAGCAGTAAGGCGTCGGCTCAAGAACAAGCCCAAGCCAAGACCTCATACGAAATTATCTTCATTTCGTCGCCGTTGAGCATCATTCGTCCCAAACGAAGCCCGGTTTTTTAGACAACCCGCGTACGGGCGACCCTCGCATGTTCCATTTTTTCTCTCTCCCCGATTTCCCGGGTAGCGCCCTACACATGTAGGCAGGTCAACCGACGAATTGGCCGAATTTTCACGAGTCAGATTGAGAGGCGGTAGAGAGTATGGAAGACACTCAGATCCCATCAATTCCTTATCGTCATGGTGGCGCCGGTGCCGGGCTCGGTGGTTACCGTAAAGGTTGCCGCTGCGCAGGTTGTAGGAAGGCCAAGCGTGAGGACATGGCAGCCTATCGCGCTCGCCGTAAGCTCCGAGAAGATGGTGGCGAGGTTGAGCTCTCAGAGGTTCCCGAGACCGCTCCGGAGATTGAGCCGTCCAGTGTCTCGTTGGACTGGCACGCAGAGCCTGGTCATATTGAGACGGTGCTTGATGGCGAGCTGTCCAAGCTCATTGGTGAGCCGCCGTTCAAGAAGACTCTCCTAGTACTGGCCAAGTACAACGCCCGAGTGTTGGATCAGATCCCGCGCATCGATCGCCCCGATCTGATCAGTGGCATGGAGTCCAGACTGTTCAACGTCTTCGACCGCCTACGCAAGGTCACCGATGGTGCTGGTGGTCCGGTCGAGACCCCCGAGGCGTTCCTCGCTGGCCTGCTAGATGACGAGCCAGGCGCGTCCAGCTCGTAGTCCTCCGGAGGTGTTGAATGCTTGACCTAGCGCCCCGCAACCCACCGCCCCTGTACGGAACAAAACGCAACCTTCAACGAGCCACTCGTGGCCGGCAGGTTGGCAAGATCATGACCGTCATGGGCAACACCCCGATGCCTTGGCAACAGGACGCGCTAGACATTGCATGCGAGATCGATCCCCGCACCGGCGACTACTACTACGACACAGTCATCATCGTGGTGTTGCGTCGTGCTGGGAAGACCACAATCAGCCGTGGCAAGCTCGCACACCGCGCCCTGCTCACTCAGGACGCACGAATGATTTACACCGCTCAGAACCGCATCAAGGCACTCAAGCGTTTGAAGGATGATTACTACATTCCACTCAAGCGCTCGCCGTTGGAAATGTTCCTGAGCAAACCGCGTTGGCGTGGTGGCGAGGAAGCTCTACGTTTCATCAATGGTGCCGAGCTGGCCATCGATGCGGTGAAGCGCGAATCGGGTCACGGCGACGCGAACCACGAGGTTCACATTGACGAGGCATACGTTCACCGGGACAGCACGCTGGAAGACGGTGTGCAGCCGACGATGATCACGATCATGGGCTCGCAGATGTGGGTGCTGTCCGCTGCGGGGGATACGTCCTCGACGTATCTTCGGGACAAGGTAGATATCGGCCGTGCTCTGATTGACGCAGGTGTGGAATCACGGACCTGCTACATCGAGTACTCCGCACCGACTGACGCTGATCCTGATGACCCAGAGACGCTACTTGGCACGCACCCCGCGGTGGGTTACACAATCCCCGCTGACCGTGTGATGAGCCAGCGAGCGAACACCACAGACAAGACCGGTTGGGAACGTGCCTGGTTGGGCTGGTGGCCTGCTGCCAAGGGGCCTCCGAAGATCATCCCCGAGGGTGCTTGGAAGAAGAACTTCGTTTCGTCCGACGAGGAGTCTTGGACCGGGACGCCATTCTGGGCGATCGACGTATCACCGGAACGTGACTTCGCCACGATAGCCATGGCCGGCCGAACTGTTGATACGAAAGCTAATGCTTACGTCGAGGTGTTCGACCGGATGGAAGGCACCAGGAACGTCGTCTCAGAGCTTCGTAATCTTCGCGATGGACTAGGCGGCAACCTCGTCGCAATCGACGGTAACGGTTCCGCTGTGTCTCTCAAGCAGGAGCTGGAAGATGAAGGCTTTGAAGTCATCACGGTGACTGGTCCTAACCGAGTGGCTGCCTGTGGCGACTTCTACGACAAAGCACTCGTTGGAGATCTCCGATTCATAGACGACTCGTTACTCAACGAGTCCATGGGGAACGCAGTGAAACGCATCATCGGCGATAAGGCCTTCGTGTTTGCGCGTGGCCGGGAGTTGAAAGACATCACCGCGCTGTACGCGGTGACATTCGCGCGCTGGCTATACATCGAGAAACGAGAGGATGACTACAATGCGTCAGAAACCTTCCTCTGACCTACGCCCTGTAGGGCTGACAAGTTTGCTTGATTTACTCGGTTCTCTGCTGGTCATCGTGGCTATCGTGCTGGCCGTGGCGGTCTACACGCTCCCGGGCGCGATCGCTTCGGCCGGCATCCTGCTACTCGGCCTGTCCTGGCTGGTTGATCGGAGGTCTCGCACATGAGCCTATTCCGACGCTCCAGCATGGAAACGCGATCTAGTTCCGATGGCTGGCTCAGCGTCTTCGGTACCGGCAAAGGCCTGGACGGGTCGATGAAGTCAGCGCTCCGACTGGTTCCGCTCTATGCAGCGACCAGCTTAATCGCCGACTCGATTTCGATCATGCCGGTCAATGAGTACGAATCCGCTGGCGGTTCGACGATGAAAGCGAAGCAACAGTCAACGCTGTTGCTGGATCCGCATCCCGCGCCGACGATGACCCGAATCGAATGGTTGCATCAGTTCACTAGTAGCTTCCTCTTGCGAGGTAATTCATACGGGCTGATCACCGCAATCGACGACGCTGGCACGCCGTCTAAGATCGCCTGGTTGCATCCTGACTCGGTGCAGGTAGACGAGTCAGGCTTCTTCCCGGTGTACCGGTACAAAGGTGAAGCGCTGGATTCCACCACCGTTATACACATTCCCTGGTATCCGATGCCCGGCACAGTCGTGGGGCTCTCTCCTATATCCCAGTTCCGGCAGATGCTGGAAACCGGGAGCATGGCCGAACGCTACGGCAAGGAATGGTTCAGCAACGGGAGCACGCCGTCCGGCCACCTGAAATACAACAAGGGATCGCTGGAAGCCAGTGACGCTGCGAAGGTCAAGAGCAGGTTCAAACAGGCCGTGGCCGGCAACGATATCTTCGTCTCCGGTAGCGACTGGGATTGGGCAGCACTATCCGTCGCACCGGATGAAGCCCAGTTCCTCGAAACCATCAAAGCAACCGCCAACCAGATCGCCGCGATCTACCGCGTAGACCCATCAGACATTGGTGGCGAAGCCGGTAACTCACTGACCTACTCCACTCTGGAAATGAACCAGATCAAATTCCAGACCCGGGCGTTGCAACCAATCTTCACCCGGCTGGAACACCACATCACACGGCTCCTTCCGGAATCCCACTACATGAAGTTCAACCCGGATGCCCTAGTTCGAACCGACATCAAGACCCGCACCGAAGTGAACAAGACCAACATAGAAATTGGTTTGCTCACCCAGGACGAAGGCCGCGAGTTGGAAGAACGACCAATCCTGACAGACAAACAAAAGCAGGAATGGCAGAAGCACTACGGCAAGAACAAACCAACCCCGGCAAAGGAGGAAACATCGTGACCGTCAAAGACATCGAACGCCGCTTCCACACCTCGAAGATCGAGCTCCGCGCATCAACCAACGGCATCGGCATACTGTTCGGCTACGCGGCGGTATTCAACCGCTACTCCCAGAACCTCGGTGGCTTCGTAGAACAAGTCGATCCGACCGCCTTCAACAAATCCATCGCAGACGGCACCGAAGTACTCGCCCGCTTCAACCACTCAGACGGAGCACTGCTCGGAACCCTCAGCGCAGAGACCCTGCGACTGCTCGTAGACGGCACCGGCCTCGCCTACGAAGTAGACCTCCCAGACACTACCCACGGACGCGACGTCAAAGCGCTCGCCGAGCGTGGTGATCTTCGGTTCAGTTCCTTCGCGTTCCGCACGATGGAGGATGACTGGGGATATACCAACGAGGACTTCCCGCTTCGCACGCTCAAGGCCGTTCAGCTGGTCGATGTAGCTCCGGTGGTGTCTCCTGCTTATCGGGACACCACGACCGGCCTGCGTTCTTTGGCTGATCGGTTCGAGTTGGATCTGGACGAGACGCGCAAGGCAGCCGAGGCGAACAAGCTGGCCACGTTCTTGCACGACAAAGAATCTTCCCGCGCCCACGGGCACGAGGAATCGCAAGTTGAGGGACAGGGCGAAACCCATCCTTCGATTAGCGAACTTCGGGCGAAGCTCGATGCGCAGTCGCGTCGAGCTTCTCTCTCAGAGCATTGGCTCTAAACACCGTGGGCAGGTAGCAAACCACCCGCATTCCGAATGTCACCAAAGCCTGGCACCTGCCGGGCTTTCGTCATTTCTTGAAAGGAATGATTTAGATGGCCAAGACTATGGCCCAGTTGCTCATGGAGCAGCGCAAGAACGTTGAGGGCCAAATGCGCGCCCTCTTGGATTCGGCGGAGAAGGAAGAGCGTATGCTCAACGCCGAGGAAACCGTCCAGTTCGACAAGATGAGCTCCGACATGGACTCGTTGCGTTCACGGGCGGACAAGCTGGTGGAAGCCGAGGAGCGTAACCGCGCCGCGGGCGATGCCCTCGAAAAGGCCGGAGTGACCGGTCATCAGGAGAAGCGTGGTGAGACCTCCGATGTTGAGGTTCAACTCCGTAACTTCCTGACCGGCAAGTCGAAGGATTTCGAAGCCAAGGGTTCCGAGTCAGAGACCCGTGCCCTGTCTAAGGGCACTCTGGGAGCCGGTGGCGCAACGGTGCCAACGACCTTCTACGGCAAGCTCATGGAACACGCCATCGAGGTAGCCACCATGCTGGCAGGTGGAGCCACCACCTGGACCACCACCAGCGGCGAGAACATCGAAGTACCGGTGACGATCACTCACCCTACGGGCGCTCAGGTGTCCGAGGGTGGCGTGATCCCGCAGTCTGATCCGGTCTTCGGCAAGCGGACTCTGGGTTCGTACAAGTACGGCGACCTGATCGAGGTACCGAACGAGCTGCTCACCGACACCGGTGTGGATCTGGAAGGCTACCTGGCACGTGCTGCCGGTTGGGCTATCGGTAACGCACTGGGTCAGAAGCTGATCTCCGGTACCGGTACCAGCGAGCCTGCTGGCATCGTGGGTAGCTCGACCTTGGGCAAGACTGCGGCAACGTTGACTCCGACCTTCGATGACGTCATCGATCTGTTCTACTCGGTGACCGGCCCGTACCGTAACCGTCCAGCCGCTTCCTGGCTCATGGAAGACACCACCGCTGGTTACCTTCGCAAGCTGAAGGATGCCAACAACAACTACATCTGGCAGTCATCGGTCATCGCCGGTACTCCGGACATGATCGAAGGCAAGCCAGTGCGTACCGATCCGTACATGCCGGTCATGGGTGCGAGCACCAAGCCGTTGCTGTTCGGTGATCTGGCATCATACGTGGTTCGCCTGGTCAACGGGATCCGCTTCGAATCCTCGGAGCACTTCGCATTCAACCGCGATGTGGTGACCTTCCGTGCGCTAGTGCGTGGTGACGGTCTGCTGATGGATCAGTCCGGTGCTGTGAAGCACCTTCTCCTGCCTGCTGCTTAGCAGTCAGATACTCCTGATGGCCGTCCTTGACCCCAAGCGGGGACGGCCATCAGGTCCCATCTTCGAATCTTTGTTTGGAAGGAATGATCATGGCACCAACAATTCGTATGCGAGCGTTGATCTCCGGATCGCGTGACGGTAAGAAGTGGCCTAAGCCCGGGCAGACTCTCAAGGTTCCGGCAGCGGAAGCTAATCAGCTCATTGCCCAGGGCATCGCGGAACTGGCTACCGCTGCGCAGAAAGCCACGGATGAGACCGTGACTGAGACTGCCACTGTGCCGGCCGGGAATGTTTCGCTAGCTGCAGCTCGACAGGCCAAGGCCGAAGCTGAGGATGCTAAGAAGCAGGCTGACGCTGAGGAAGTAGAAGCTAAGGCTAAGGCCGAAGTCGAGGAAGCAGAAGCTAAAGCCAGGGCCGAAGTAGCTAAGGCTAAGCCAGCGCCGAAGGGTAAGGCTGACTAATGTCATCGGTTGATCTCGGCTCAATGCACACCATCGAATGGAAAACTCGCCCCGAAGGTGTACCGCTGACGGCCGAGGTCACCCGCCCCGATGGCACCCCCGGAACCGCAGAAGTCGATCAGGCTCGGGGAGAAGCGACAGTGCTGGCCGACATGGCTGGTCGCTGGCTTATCTCTTGGTCTGCCGAGCAAGTGAACTACACGGATATCTTCGACGTGTGGCCAGCTGATCCGCGGTTCATCATCAGCATCGATGACGCAATCGAAGGGCTCAGCGCTTCCCGCGCTAACTCCCAGTACATCGATGATCTTCGCTTATACATTGCCGCGGCGACTCCGGTCATCGAAGACATCACCGGTCCGATGCTGCTCTCGACAAACACCACCCAAGCCGGCGGCGGTACTGCTTCGGTAGTCCTCTCGTGGGCGACGCAGGACGTGGCACTGGTTGAAGTCGATGGCGTGCCTGTGACCGAATGGTATGTCGAGCATGGGATTCTCTACGCCGGCACTCGCCAGTCACCGGGCATCTTCCCATCGGGCACGCTGACCGCAACCATTCAAACCGGGTTCCGGGCGATCCCGCCCAACGTCCGTTTGGCCGCTCGCGAGCTGGTGCGTCACTGGGTTCAGATAGGTAAGCAGAACGGCGGCGGTTCCTCCGTCCGTCAAGATCCCGCCGATGAGGTGTTCACCCCGTCAGGGTTCGCAGTACCGCGACGCGTCGTCGAGCTGTGCGCCCCGCACGAGCAGATCGGAGGGTTCGCGTGAGTACTACCTTCACCGCTGGCATGGCGTTCAAGAGAGCACTCTATGAGAAGATCCGCGATCTCTACGCGGACGATCCCGCCACTCAAGATGTGCTGGTTTGTCCAGGCACCCCAGGGAGCTTCACACCAGACGAGATCGTGGCAGTCACCAGCTTAGAAATACAGCAGGACTTCGCCACCATGGGACCCAACCGAAGCCGCGAAGAAACCCTCACCGTGGACGTCGTGTTCTCCTGTCTCTTCGGTGGCGATGACACTCAAGAACTCCCATCACAAGAACGTGCGTTCGAACTGCTCAGCATCATCGAACGTCACGTCCGGATGGAAGACACCACACTGAACGGCACCGTCCGCCACTGCCTACTCACCTCAGTGCAAACAGACGGGCAAACCCCCGCCGAATACCTGCATGCCGGCCGTGGCGTAGACATGACCGCCACCTTCACCGCACGCAACCGAGTCCGAGGCTAGGAGAACCCCATGGCTCAGAACATCAAGATCCGCAACATCTCACCACTGGGAGACCTCGACGTTCCCCTACTCGGCCAGATCGTCAAGTACGGCGAAACGGTCAGCATCCCCAAAGCGGCAGCAGACAAGCTACTCGCACAAGATCAGAACTTCGAACAGGTTGGAGGTAACTGACCATGACCACACAGCTAGACTGCTCACTCGGCTTCGGCCTCGAGTCCGCCTACGGTGTCCCAGCAACACCACAGCAGTTCCCAGAATTCATCTCCGAATCCCTCGCATGGAATCCGGAATTCGTCCAAGGCGAAGGACTCCGTGTAGGGTCCCGCACCCCACGAACCGCACGCCGCGCCCTGGGCAAAGAAATGTCCGGCGGTGACATCGAGATCGAAGCCACCACCAAAGGCCTCGGAGTGTTCCTCCACGCGATCTTCGGCGACACCACCAGCGCTCAGGTAGACGCAGGACCAGCCACCCAGCAAGTCCACACCCTCACCAAAACCGCGCTACCTTCCTACACCATCCAGAAGGGCGTACCGCTCATCGGCGGCGGAGCAATCCAGCCACACACCTTCCACGGCGCAGTCGTCGAATCCTCCGAGTTCAGCGCAGCCCAAGGTGAAATCGTCAAACTCACCACCACCTGGAACGCACGCGAAATCGTCACCGACACCGCCTACGTCCCCACCGTCTACCCAGCAGACATGGAACTGTTCACCTTCGTGCACGGCTCCATCAACATCGGCGGCACCGTCACCCCACCAACCAGCACCGCGCTCGCCGTGGGCGGTACCCCGGCCGCGAACATCACCGAGTTCTCACTGTCGGTGGGTAACGGAATTGATGAGGGCGGTTTCACCTTCGGTTCCGCAGGTAAGCGTGGCCGTCGCCCCGAGGTCGGTCTGGTGGAAGCTACCGGTTCGATGGTCGCCGAGTACGACAGCAACATGCTGCGTGACGCGTTCTTGAATCAGGAAGCATTGCAGATCGTGCTGACGTTCGAAGCCGGTGCGGAGATCTCCACTGGGGTTCGCTCGACATTGCAGATCTTCTTGTCCTCGGTGAAATTGGACGGCCAGCTCCCAGCATCCAACGGTGGGGAGCCGATCACGCAGTCTGTGGACTTCACCTCACTCGACGGTCTGCTGGCCGGTGTGGAGCCGATCTACGCGGTCTACCGTTCTACCGACACTTCGTTCTAATGAGCGGTAACGACCCGGTCATTGAGTTCGACATGAAGAACTTGCGCGCGACTCTTGACCGGGTGCGTGACGAACAGGGTCCGGCGATGCTGAGAAACCTTCGCCGGAACCTGCGCACGGTGGGCGACGGCATCATTGCCGATCAGCGCCAAGCGCTCTCCGGACCGGTACCTGGCATAGCCAAGCGTGCCGGCAAGAAAATCGTTAGGGTCAAGCCTCGCGACGGGCGTAAGGGCTACCTACGCGCGGTGAACGTGTACGAGGCGCAGGAAGCATCTCGTCAGCGTTCCACTCAGCTCCGTGACCGGATCAAGGCTCAACTGAAGACTCGTGTGGTGGCCGGCAAGAAGCGCTCCGGTATTCGCATTGTCGCCGATAAGACGATGGACAAGTCCGGTAGCAAATACAACATGTCGAAGGTGTGGAACAAGAAACTGTTCCGGCACCCAACGTTTGGCGAGGGCCAGTACGTCACCCAGTACGGCATGCCCTACTGGTGGAAGCCAATCGAGAAGGGCGCCAAGTTGGCGCATGAGCAAGCCGCTAAGGCTATCAACGACGCATTGAACGGAAAAGGTTAATGAAACTCGTCATCCAAGGAAAAGAATACGAACTACGCGAGGGCATCTCCAAAGCCACCCTCGGTGATTTGTATGTCTTGAAGGTCAAATCCGGTATGGGCGTCAAACGCATCATGGAGGTGTTCCGTGGGATGGAGAAAGCCGAGTCGCATTTCGATCTGATCGAGTCCGAAGACGGCATCCAGGCGTTGCGGGCCATGATCTTCTTGTGCCGTCGCGCTGCCGGCGAGTACCTCGACTTTGATGAAGCCACGGACTTCCCGATGAGCGAGATGGGTTTCGTCGTGGATGACGAGGAGAAGTCGAGCGCAGACCCAAAAGAAACCCCGACGGCTTCCGCTCCGGACGAAGGAACTCCGGTCGAGGACTAGACCATATTGAAGACATCGAGCAGAGCGTCTTCAAATGGATTCCCACGATCTCTCACGTGTGGCCGGGCATCACCCCGCTGAACGTATGGGAGATGCGTTATGACATGTGGGTGCTGTACGTCAAGAACGCCGAAAACTGGAGCGAGCAGCAGAAAAAGGCTCGCGAGAAGAAGCGTTCGCCTCGTTCGGGTCGTCGCCGGTAATTGGAAGGAGGGTAGCTGATGGCTGTCCAGAAGCTCATGTTCGACATTATTGGCAATGCTGACAAGGTCGATAAGGCATTCGACGATGTAGTGAAGTCCGCAGACACCATGGGTGGAAAGCTCAAGTCCGCTGGCAAGAAGGCCTTCGCCGGGATGATGGACCCCCGCGCGGGAGCAGCCGCTGGTGCAATATCTGGTGCTGCCCTCGCCAAGGGTTTCCAGTTCGCGATCGAGAAGGGGTCGGTCAGCAAGGGGCTCACCGCTAACCTCGGGCTGGATGCAGGGCAGGCAGAAGCCGCAGCATCCGCAACCGGTGGCCTGTACTCCGAGGCCTTCGGCGAATCGCTACAGGAGGTAGGCGACGCGGTAGAAACCGTGATGTCTTCCTTCCCTGGTATGCGTGATGCTGGTTCGGCCGCGTTGGAAGATATCACCGGTCAGGCAATGGCTTTGTCCAAGGCTCTCGGTACCGATGTCACCGAGACCGCTGCGTCTGCTGGTGTCATGGTTTCCACCGGGCTGGCCAAGGATAGCGCTGAGGCGTTCGATCTGATGGCGGCCGCCTCGCAGAAGGTACCCAAGGCCATGCGTGGCGAACTGCTCCCGGTCATGGAGGAGTACGCCAAGGACTTCGAAGCACTCGGCATTGACGGTCCGAACGCTATGGGGTTGATCGCCGACGCTGCCCAGGGCGGCAAGATCCAGATGGATAAGACCGGTGACGCACTCAAGGAGTTCATGATCCGTGCATCGGATCTAGAGGACAAGGGTGCACAGTCCGCGCTGGAAGCACTCGGCCTGTCTGGTAAACAAACAGCTAAGGATCTGCTCGGTGGGGGAGACGCTGCTAAGCAGGCCTCGCAGGAGATCATCACTGGTCTTCAAGGCATCAAAGATCCTGGCCAGCAAGCGTCGGCCGCGATCGCTTTGTTCGGCACTCCGCTCGAAGATATCGGCAAGAACGAGATCCCCGGATTCCTCAATGCACTCACCGCCGCTGATGGCGGGATGGGCGACACCGCAGGTAAGGCCGAGGAGCTGAGTAGCGCAGTCAGCGAAGGACCCGGCGCACAGCTCAAGCAGCTGGGGCGCACGGTCGAAGAAACTTTCGGAGGTATCGTCTCTGGTGCTCTGCCGATCCTCGAACCACTGCTCGAAGGTCTGAAGCAGTTCGCGCCGATCCTTGGTCCGCTCGTGCTGGCCATGGGTGCGTTTGCCATTGTGCAGGGCATAGTGAACGCGGTCATGTGGGCGTCACCGATCACGTGGATCATCGCAGGTATTCTCCTACTGATCGCCGCGATCGCGTTGCTCGTCGCCAACTGGGACACCATCGTCGCATGGGGTACCGAGGTATGGGGCGGATTTATCAACTGGCTGATGGAGCTCATCACTGGTTTCGCTGCTGGTTGGAACGCTATGTGGGGCGCGATCGGTGCATTCCTCGTCGGCCTATGGCAGGGCTTCGTGACCGGTGCTCAGGAGATGGGCGCCAATCTGGTCGCGTTCTTCGTCGGTTTACCGGACATGATCCTCGGTGTGCTCAAGGGCGCAGGGGACTGGCTGTTCAACGCTGGCAAGAATATCGTGCAAGGCCTGATCGACGGTATCTCATCGCTGGCTGGAACGATCGGTAACTTCTTCCTCGACCTGCTGCCTGGTTGGATTGTTGGCCCGTTCAAAGCGGCGCTCGGCATTCATTCCCCGTCGCGTGTGTTCGCTGATTTCGGCGAGAACATCGGCGAGGGCGTGCTGGTTGGTGTGGAGGACGTGGCACCGGCGATCGATAACCAGATGGCGAACCTTGTCAATGTGCCCGACGAGGGTGGCCCGGTGAACTTCGCCGCGGCCACCGCCCCGATATCTTCGGCTCAGCCTCCTACTTCGAAGTCAGTGACCTTTGCACCGGTATACCAGGTGCAGGGTGGTGACTCCGAAGAGTTGTTCCAGAAGCTGTGGCCGAAGTTCCGGAACGAAGCTAGAAAGGAAGGGCTGATCCTTGGCGCATGATCTCAGCCTCATCATCGGTGGGATGGAACTGAATAATCCATCCCACCGCAACGGGTACTTCGAAGTAGACGATATTGACGGTTGGTGGAAAGCCCCGTCTCGCAAGACCCGGGATGAGGCACGGCCAAACGATGACGGTGACTTTGATTCCGTCGATCACTTCGAATCCCGGTACATCACGATCAAGGGTGCCTTCGTTGCGAAGTCTCCGGCAGACCGGTGGGCAGGGGCGGACATTCTTTCGTCTCTGCTCTCCGGTGGGTCACAGATCATGACGGTACGAGCCGATGGCATAGCCCAGTGGGCGCGGGTGAAGCTCGTGGATAACGACAACATGGACTGGACCGCTTACAAGCTGCTCGAATATTCGATCCAGGTGAAAGCCGTTGACCCTCGGAAGTTCGGTAACTCCGAGGTGTTCACCGCTACAGCCGGCGGTTCCTCGGTCGGGGTGTACCAGCGCGGCACTTACCCGGCGACACCGATCTTCACGATCAGCGGGAACATGCCTGGCGGGTATCGGATCACCAAGGGTGGGAAGACCGTCTCAGTGACAGCGCCGCTGACTTCCTCACAGACCCACACTCTGGATCTCTCGACAGGAATCCTCCGCATCAACGGGGCAGTGGCTACCGGTGGTCTCAACGACTACCAGTGGAACACCATCGCCCCGGGCCTAGCCCAAAATGTTGCACTCGCACCACTGACCACGGGCACCGGTGTACTAGAGATCGAAGTGACCGACACCTACATGTAAGGAGACCCGATGAAGGGAACACGAGTATGGAGCGTCTCAGCCACTAACTTCGCTGACAAAGCACTCATCAGTCCCACCGACTGTCCCTGGTCGAGAGCACCCAACGCCGGAGCAAGCCACACCGCAGGATTCAACGTCAACGATGTAGCCACCAAAGCTCACATGAAAGCAGGGCTACTCGAACCCATGGAGCGGTTCATCGTCGTAGAAGACGGCGGTGTAGTCACCTATGCCGGACTCATCTGGGATGACAACTACACCAAGGACAATCAGTCCCTCACTATCACCCACGATGACATCTGGTCTATCTTCGACCTCCGCCTCATCTCCGAAGACCGCACGTCTTCCATCCCCAGCTGGAAGAAAACATACTCGGGCCTGTCCTACGACACCATCGCAAAACGCCTCATCCAACTGGCTACCACCGGAGTCGGACGCAACATCCCGATCCGCTACGAAGACGACTACACCGGCGGAGAAACGCGCACCTACAACGGGTACAACCTCGACACCGCACTCGACGCGATCACCGAAATCATGGATCTCGACGACGGACCAGACATCGACTTCCGACCAGAGTGGGCGCCCGATGGCTCCCTACGCTGGACCATGCGAACCGGCGACCTCAGCCCAGAAGCACAAACCATCGAGGTCAACCTCGCAGCACCAAAAACAGACCTGAAAGGAGTCAGCTACAAACGCTCCGGACGAACCAAGGCCACACACCAGATAGCCATCGGCGAAGGCTCCGGCATCGACATGCTCGTCGCCACAGCATCCCGCACCGGCCCGATCGCCCTCGAAGCCATCGATCAGTTCAAGAACATCAAAGACGCCACCCAGCTGCAGAAGAACGCCAACTCCGCTCTCGCCGCACGCAAGCTCATCAGTCAGATCGATTTCAGCATCCGCGCTGATTCGGCACGCTTCGGCAACATGTGGGATCTCAAACCCGGCACACTCGTTCGCTGGTACAGCATTGATGACCCCCGAATACCAGACGGCTGGCACACCTCCGAAATTATCAAGTACTCCGGCAACGTCACCAGCGACTGGATCAAACTCGAACTTCAATAAAAAGTGAGGTGACCGCCCATGGCACGAAAGCCCAACCTCAACTCAGGTAGCTTCAAGAAGTTCGTCAAGAACCAAGGCGCGCTCGCCGTGCAGACTCCGCTGTCGCGGACGGCGGTTGAGCGTGGTTCGACTCGCTGGCTTGACGGCTCTCGTGTGGATATCGAGGGAATCCTTAACCTGATCGGTCGGATGAATGCGTCCGGGGTTGTTGATGTAACTGGAACGCTGAACGGGTCGGGCACGAACAACTTCAGCGGGACCAACAACTTGACTGGTATCAACCACCTGGTGGGTCCGACCGATGTGGCCGGCAACTTTGAGATCATCTCCGGTGGACAGTTCAAGGCTGGCGATTCGATCATCTACCCTGACGGGTCCGCGAAGTTCGGTGCTCTGGGTATCGCGTCCGACGGCACCATGCAGGCCGGACTCTTCGAACTCCGACCAGACGGCAGCGCAGACTTCGGAACGTTCGGGATCGAAGCTGACGGCACACTGCATGTGCGTAACGACTTGAACATCGAGGATGGAGGGTTATTCAAATCTGGTGTCACACAGATAGAGCCAACGGGCAAAGCAACATTCGGTGACTTCATCATCGATCCAGACTCGGGGTTCCCACTTCAAACTCCGGGCGGGGATATGTTCCTCCCAGGTGGAGGAGGCATAGGCCTGACAAGCACTGGGTTCGGACAGATGTCCATAATGCCTACGGGTACATCGATAAGTAACGGAACGACCGTTCTTAGCTTATTCGGAGGTGTCGCAAGTTTGCTCGGAGCGTTGAAGATTTCTTCTACACCTACCGCACCAGCATCCGAGCTAATCCCGTTGGGAATTGACACGAATGGCAACGTCAAGCGAATCGTCTAGCGCTGAGGGTTCGCCATAGCTTCGCAAGTAAGCGCGCTGGCTTCGTCGGCCAAATTCACATTCAGCGTCTCATCTTCGTAAAGCGCAAAGGGAACACCCGACGAACAGAATTCATGGAGCGCTATGACTGACTCCTTGACAGTCGGAACTTCCACCGCTGCCCCTTCGGCTTGGCTGTTGACGTAGAAAGCAAAAGCGTATTCCTCGGGGGTCACACCAAGATCTTCCGGCAACGCACCGATCAGAGGCTCATCACTGATGCTCCGTTGCGAGATCGACTGCACTGCGCTCGCCGAGGGTGTCTCCGCCGGTTCCGGGGCTGACGCAGTGGCCGAGCATCCCACGAGCATGAGGGCGCAGGCAGCTAGAGCAGTCAAAGTTGTGGGTCGCATACCCCCAGATTATTCGAAAGGCCGATCAAATGGCAGACGAGCCACCTAACAATCGCGTAACAGAACTCGAAACCGAGAACGCGTCCCTCCGCACCGAGCTCCAGATCGCCAACTACATGCTCGCCGATCTCAGCGCCGCACTCTCGTCCGCGCACCTCAGACAAGCCCGAGCATCCGCTCAACTCAAACTCATCCCACCCACCGCTTAGCCGGTGGGTTTCGCATTTAACAAGGGGGCAGGATGCCGAAAGTAACAGGCGGACTAAGAAGTATCGCCGGTGGAACGCTGAACTCTTTCATTGGGAAACTCGTTTTCCGTCTCAACGCACCAAACGTTGGTGTGGTGGGGTTCAGCAAAAGCCACGTGGTCAACACGATGGAGTGGCCAGTAACGCCAGGTACTGACGGTAACTGGTCGGTAAACCTCACTGCTAACACTGTCTTCGCGAACGACTCTTGGTATGACGTAGGCATCGTTTGGAACGAAACCGAAGGAACGTTCTGGGACTTCGGCCTACGCATCCGTGTTCCTAGTGATGGTGGCACATTCGATGAACTTTTGGACACGACCGGCACAGGGCAAGCATCAAACCCATTCGTGGTCTGGGTGGGCGAAACCGCGCCAGCAGAACGCAAAGGCCAGTGGTGGTTCAAGCCATCAACCAACAAACTTTACAGGTGGGAGTAAGCCGTGGCATGGGTAGAAATAGCCGACCTCAAAGGCGGCAAGGGCGATAAGGGTGACACCGGACCAATGGGTGGGTTCCAGGCCGGGCAATCTGCTCCGTCGAATCTTCTCAACGCTTACGGCGGAACCTATGAAGGCTCGTACCGTGTAGCGACAGATGGTGCAGCGACAGCAACCATAGGTTCACCATCTGGTGCGAAAGCTGGCAACGTTTCCATCTGGCCTCTAGGGTCGGCAGCAGCAATCCTTGTGTGGCGAAACTCAGACGATGGGCGCGAGTGGCAGCGCTCCGTAGGCAGTAGCAGTACTTACATCACTGATTGGGTTGAAACACTCCGCAAGGGGTCGAAGCGAGTAGCTGAACCTCTCACCTTGGCAGGATCGGCAACGGTCAATTCTGATTCTGATGTGGGTGTCCGCATTCCGTTCCGGGTGCCAGCTAACGTTCGACGCTGGCGAGTCTACATTCGCAACTACAACGACCGAACCACTACCGCCTATCCGGGCTCCCTGAACTTTACGGGAGTGACCATTGGTAAAGGTGCCGTCAATGCGGAGGGGCGACCTACTGGGCAGTTCGCGGGCGATAAGTTCCCGGTGTCTAGTTCGTTCGTTTCAAGCGAGGCAGGTTCGCAATGGTCTTCTCTCTGGCAGACTTACGAGCTTGTGCCTGGGCAGGAGTATGTCCTTTCGTACGGTTACAAGAGTCCCGCGCAGAATAACCATGCGTCGGTTGGTGGAGGTTTTCTTACCAGTGGTGGGTCTGCTGCGATCAACACTGACGGCCACCCTCTCACGAAAACTCAGTCAGTTCCGTTGGACGTGTGGATTGCGTTTGACGTTGATGAGCACGTACCGCAGTACGCGTACTTCGGCGATTCACTCACTGCTGGTGTTTCAGCTGATCTGCCTGTCTACGATTCGTGGGCTAAGCGTCACGCTCACGCGAATGGTGCGTTCGCGCAGATCTACGCGTACTCAGGAACTGGCTATTCAGAGTGGGCTTCGTCCCTAAAGTTTGGGCTCAACAAGTACGTGACGTTCTCGGGCATTCGAAAGCCGGAAGTCCTATACAACGCGATGGGCTCTAACGGTCTTGCTGGGTCTAACGTCTCGCAGATGAAAGCTCAGATGGAAACCTCGCTGGACACTATCCGACAGGTTGTGTGTACGGAGATCATCAATGTCACTGTACTTCCACGTCTAAACGGTTCAGATTCCTTTGAAGTGAACCGCAAGGCGTGGAACCAGTACATGATCGACCAGGTTCCAGGTGGCGCGTTGATGACCGTTGACGCGGCAGCCGCGCTGACTGATGCTTCGGGTGGAGTGTTGGATGCGAAGTGGCGTGAAAGCCCCACGAATATTCACCTGAACTATGCCGGGTATGCGCAGTATGCGAACGCGGTAGCGCGTGGGGCCGGTGGTGGAGGCGCGGCTATCGCTACAGCGGCAACAGTATCAACGTTGCCGGGAGCCTCTGCTTCTAACCGTGGTCTGATCATCTTCGTTGTTTCAGAGAATAAGCCGTACTACTCCAATGGAACGTCGTGGAGTTCACTTTCTGATGGGCCTCAAGGAGATCCGGGACCGGCAGGTCCTGGTGTTCCTTCTGGGGGTGCCGCATTCCAGTACATCCGTAAGAACTCCGCGGGCACAACCACTGAGTGGGCAACCCTGAACCCCACGACTATCGGCCTTGGAAGTGTGAATAACACGCCGGACGCAGACAAGCCTGTGTCCGGTCCTCAGTCGGCAGCGTTGAACCTCAAACAAGACAAACTCGTCAAAGACCCGGAGGGGTTCTACCTCATAGGAGGATAAGCAATGGCTGACCGCCTCGTACCAATAGACGAAAACTATCGCTTCCCAGCGCCACTGGAAGCACGCCTAGCGGGAAACTTCGCTGGGCTTACTGAGGGGAAAGTCCCTGTAGATCAGTTGCCAACTGACGCGCTGGTAACTGACGCTAACGTCGCCGCGCAGATCAATGGTACTCAAACGGGTACTGCTATCGACTCACGCATCACCACGCAAGCAACTCCGCTAGTCCAGCCAATTGTCGCTGATTATATCGCATCAAGCCAAGTAGTCGTAGATGCTGCGGCGGCGGCTGTAAACGCGAACCCGAAGATTCAGGAGCTTCAACACGGAGTAACGCTGTCAGGAGTGGTTGACATGAACACTCTGACGACCCCCAATAAGTACCTGATCAGTAGTTCAGTGGCAGGAACGCTAGTCAATGGGCCACGCGTTCCCGGCGCTGGCTCCGTGGAAGTACTCCCCAACGGCGGTTCGGGAATCACCCAGCGCTACCAGATGAACAACGGATTCAACCAACCTCGTGTCGTTGAACGGGCGGGCGCTAACAACGGGACAGGCTTCGGCGCTTGGGTGCCGATGACAAGTATTCCTGAACCGTTGGTGCAGGGTGAAAACATTTCTACGCTGACTGTTCCGGGTGACTATGTCGCTTCAACCCCAACAATCGCAACCAGCATCGTGGGTAAACCCGACGCCGCACAAGGCAAGCCGTTCGCGCTAAAGGTCGAAACGTCGTGGACGTCGCTCACCGCACACCGTACCGTGCACAAGCTGACGCTATTACCCTATGCGCAAGGTGAGCTCCCGCGCCAATTCGTGAAATCGTTCACCCAAGAAGGGGTCCTATCAGACTGGGTAGAAGATAGCCAAGCACCACTCCTCTCCGCAGCGTACCCATTCGGGCACAAACGAGGTTTGATGCGCCAGGAATCTAAGCTTCGTCGTGGTGGACGCGTCGGAACGTCTGGGGCGACACCTGTGGCCTTGTCCTTTGATCATGGCTTTGCCAACTTCCGAGATTTTGTCCTACCTCATTTGAAGCGCCTAGGACTTCCATGCTCGGTTGCCGTGAATACCAGCACCCTCGGTTCAGGAGAATCTCTGGGTGTGTCATACGCCGAGCTGCAAGCGTACTCACTGAATAGTGGCGTGGAGCTTTGCCACCACTCCCGAGACCACGGCGATGTGGGGTTCGCATTGACGAACACGACTGCACTGCGAGACAAAATTTTGGGGCCAATCCAGCTCATTGAGGATGGTTGCCCTGAATGTGTTGCGGACGCATACATTATGCCCGGCGTTAGCGGAACCCAATACCAAGGCTTCAACGCTGGTGTGCCGTACAAAAACTGGTGGGAGCACCCTGCTGGCCGAATCATCATTGACAACTTCCCCGTCGTTACCGGGATCTTGCCTGGGCAGGGCGTTCCGATGTTGGGCGAGCCAGTCGATGGGGTAGGGCGGATCGGCTGGGATTCCAGTTCGTGGGCCACTGAAACCAGGAATCGGATCCAATCACTATCTGGCACTGGGCTTGGTACTCATATATACATGCACCCTTCGTTCATCAACAACGGAATCACTGATGCCGCTGTGGTAACGATGCTGGAATGGCTAGCGGAACAACGTGATGCCGGGCAGATCGAAGTGCTCACTGTGTCTGGTTTCTCGTGGGCTGACACGTCGGAAATGAGGATGAAACTGTCAAAGGAATCTGCATGGGTTGATGATACGACTGTGTTGGAATTAGCTCCATTGCATGAGTACTTGCGGGGATCTCAGGTCATGCTTTCGGGGGTGTCATCTGCCGGTGGGCAGGTCACTTTGACGGCGACAAGTGACGCTGGCGGGCTGAATGCCTCGGTGACGCAAACGGTCGTGGCGGGCGGCAAGGCTCGCTTGTGCTTCAGCGTCCCAAAGAGTACTACCACCATCACGCTAACATCAACAGGCGGGCTTAACAGCCGTGAAGTGACCGCCGTTTAGAACTAACCAAGCGATCACAGGGGGCGCATTTTTATGCTCCCTGTGAGCGCACCATCATCACTCAAAAACTTTTAGGAGCTGCCATGCCTGAATGGCTTCCATCTCTCATAGTCACCGTGATAATTATCTTCGCTGGGCTACTCGGCTGGCTGATCAAAGTTGCATGGCCTGTCGTCCGGAAATTGAGCCATTTCGTTGACGACGTGGTGGGCGAACCGGATCGGCCCGGTATCCCTGGAAGACCGGGTCTCATGGTGCGTGTAGCCCACATCGAGCACGAGGTAAAAACGAATCATGGATCCAGTTTGAAAGATGCCGTGAAGCGGGTCGAGGAAAAGCAAGCGAAGCAGGGCGAACAGCTCGATGACCAATCAGACAAGATTGCAGAGCTTCACGAACGGTATACGAAGCCCAAAGAACACAAGCCACCCACTGAATAACTGAACACGAGCATCAAGCCTTGACCAAACCGGTCAAGGCTTTTCTTTACCCAGGCACTCGCGGTGTCTGGGTTTTTCTATGCCCGAAAGGCAGGAACAACCCATGAGCGGAATCAAAGACGCGGAAGCTGGCAAAGCTGTCACCGCGCAGGACATCCCGGATGATGACCAGACCTTGGACTGGGACGTGAAGCGCTTCGGCAACATGATCGACCACGCCTCCGACGAAGAACCCGCCACCGTTGCCGCCGGTTCTGGCGAGGAAGAAGGAAACTAATGCCACGCATAACAACTCTTGTCCGCCACCTTGAAGCCCGAGGTTTGAAAGTCGAATACGTGAAGGGCTGGTCTACTCGTGGATCTTCCAGCTTCAACCCGAAGGGGGTCATGGATCACTGGACGGCAGGGCCGAAAGGTTCCAAGTCTCGTCCATCGTTGCGTGTGGTGACCAACGGCCGGCCGGGGCTACCTGGTCCGCTGTGCAACGTTTACTTGGACCGCAAGGGCACCGCAGTAGTTGTGGCTGCTGGACGTGCGAACCATGGAGGTTACGGCTCGTGGAAGGGCCACACTGGAAACAGTAAGTTCTTCGGCATCGAGGCGGAGGCAGCGAACGCCAGTGACTGGACCGATGCCATGCGCGACGCCTACCCATCGGTGAACGCTGCGCTCTTGGATGCTATCAACGAGGACGATGCGTCGTACGTGTGCGGTCACTCCGAATACGCGTTACCGCGGGGCCGCAAGATCGACATCAACGGTTACACGATGGACGATATGCGCGAGCAGACACAGGCAGTACTGCGTGGCGGGAAGGTGACTGCTAAGCCAAAACCGGCGCCGAAACCAAACACCAAGCCGAAGCCTAAGCCGAAGGTCAAGAAGCAGTGGAACGACAAGTTGCCCGACGGTTCCACTATCTTCCCAACTGACTACGAAGACCTGGTGCTCGATAAGGGCTTCGGTCAGATCACTGTCGGAGCTTTCCAGATCCTCATGGAAGCGATCAAGATCGGTGTCCGTTACAACCAGCGATGGGACGGTGACTGGGGAAAGCTCAGCGTCAAAGACGGCATGGAGTGGCTACAGTCCAACGGTTACTACAAGGTCATGCAGCACGCCCGAGGTGGATACCCGAAGGGCACCAAGCTCAAGGTTGACGGCGGAGACGGCTACTGGTTCTGGTATGAGCTGCAGCGATTCCTCAAGGCCCGAGGCTTCTACAACAAAACCACTGAGGGTGTGCCGTTGAAGCTCGACGGTGACCCTGAAGGCTGGACCATTTACGGGTTCCAGCGTTACATGAACACTCAGAACGGAAGCTAGAACATGGGAAAGTACGAAGCACAGGGGTCCGGGCTTAGCGACTCGGCAACCCGCAAGAAGCTCTACACCGGAGCGATCGTGGTGGCGGCGCTGATCGTGGCGACGTTGGTGACTCTGCAGATCATCACTCTCGATGACGTGCAGAGCTTCATCACGCTCACCGTCACGGTAGTTGGCATCCTCGGCGGTGTGGTCGGCTTGGTTGCCGCTGCCCTGGCACGAGCCAACGTCGAACCGCCAACCGAATAG